TGTTGTAGCATCCTTTGATATTGAGTGTAATAGCTCCACTGGAAAATTCCCCGACCCTAATGTGAAAGATGATGCATGTTTTCAGATCGCAATCTCATTGTGTAAATTTGGAAATGACCAACCTTATGATAAAACATGTCTTTGCTATAAAAAGACTGATACAAAATTAGAAGATTCTACAATCATTAGCTTTGATACTGAAAGAGAGATGCTTGAAGCCTTTCAACAGTATTTACACGAAAAGGATGTTGATATTCTCACGGGATGGAACATCTTCGGCTTTGATCTTGACTATATTTACACTAGAGCGTTTATGACTGGGTGTAGTCCCGAATTTTTTAAGCTGGGTAAGCTCAAGTCCCAAGATTGTGAGATCTCCATCAAGAAGTTGAGTTCAAGTGCGTTGGGTGATAATGTACTTAAGCTTCTTCCTATGAGTGGTCGCTTCATTTTCGATCTCTTTCATGAAGTGAAGAAGGGCTATAAACTAGACTCTTACAAACTGAATGAAGTCTCCAAGTTGTACCTCGGAGATCAAAAAATAGATATGGCTCCGAAGGAAATGTTTGCTCGTTACCTGGAAGGTGATCCAGTGAAGTTGCGAGAAGTAGCTGAGTACTGTATAAAAGATACTTTACTTCCCCATAGACTCATGAAGAAGCTCTGTACTCTACTAAACTTACTTGAGATGGCTAAGGCTACTTGGGTACCTCTTTGCTTCCTCGTTGAGCGTGGGCAGCAGATTAAGGTCTTCTCTCAGCTTACAAAGAAGGCGAGGGAAATGGGATTTATGGTGCCTACGATTCGCTGGGGACAGCTTCCTGAAGAGCCTTATGAAGGTGCGACAGTTTTGGAAGCTCAAAAGGGTGCGTATTATACTCCTATTACTGCGCTAGACTTTGAAGCTCTGTATCCATCTATCATGATGGCCCATAATCTTTGTTATTCTTCATACGTAATGAATGAGAAGGACTACGGTAACATACCCGGTGTTGAATACGAAACATTTAAGATTGGTCAAAAGACATACAAGTTTGCACAGGGAGTTCCAAGCCTTTTACCAGCGATTCTTCTAGAGCTTAAGCAGTTTCGCAAAAAGGCAAAGAAGGATATGGCAGCAGCCACAGGTTTTATGAAGGAAGTATATAACGGTAAACAGCTGGCATTTAAAGTATCTATGAACTCTGTCTATGGTTTTACCGGCGCGGGTAAAGGCATCCTTCCGTGTGTGCCCATCGCTTCTACGACAACTTTCCGTGGACGAGCTATGATTGAAGAGACTAAGAATTATGTAGAGAAGAACTTTCCCGGTTCAAAGGTGCGATATGGTGACACTGATTCGGTGATGGTGGAATTTGACGTGGGTGATCGTAAGGGTGAGGAAGCTATTGAGTACAGTTGGGAACTTGGCGAACGCGCCGCGGAAGAATGTAGCGCACTTTTCAAAAAGCCGAATAACTTGGAGCTTGAGAAGGTGTATTGGCCGTATTTTCTGTACTCTAAGAAGAGATACGCAGCCAAGTTGTGGACAAAGGGTAAGGATGGTAATATGAACATGGACTATATTGATATTAAGGGTCTCCAAGTTGTTCGCCGCGACAACACACCCCATGTTAGGGAGGTTTGTAAGGAACTCCTTGATGTTGTACTGACCTCCAGTGATACCGGTCCACCCAAAGAACTCGCTAAAGAACGAGCGGTTGAGCTACTCTCTGGTGACGTTCCAAATGATAAGCTTATCCTAAGTCAGTCTCTCGCGGACAGCTACAAAGTTGGTGGACAGTCTGTATCCATCACGAGTCCTGAAAGTTGGAACATTAACCAAGCACATGTGCAGGTGGTGAATAAGATGAAACAGCGAAAACCTGGTTCCGAGCCACAATCTGGTGATCGTGTTCCGTACTTACTCGTGAACACCGGTGACCCAAAAGCCAAGGCTTTTGAGAAGTCAGAAGATCCTAAATATGTGGAGGAGAACAATATACCCGTTGACTATAAATACTATTTCATCAACAAATTCTTAAATCCTGTGTGTGATCTACTTGATCCACTCTTCGAGAATACGAAGGAAGAGATCTTTGGCGAGCTTATCAATCAATGCAAACCACCCCCAAAGAAGCGTGAACCCGCCCTCAGTACGATGAAAAAGTCTGATCTCATAGAGGAATGTAAGCGCCTCGGCCTTGATTTTGAAGGCAAAAATGCGGAACTAAAAGATAGGATTAAAAATGCTCGTACCCAACGAGAAGAAAGTGTTGAAGACATATTTAAAAAATACGAACAAGAGGTAGGTAAGTGATGAGTTTCAATGAAAAGATTAACGACATTTTAGAAGAGGAAATCAAACTACGATTAGACCTCACCATAACATCATTCGCGGAAACGATTTCAAAAAAATACCAGATCCCTTTGCTACAGCTTTTGAAAGACGTTCCTAAAGTATCCGCCACAGCTACATGTATGGGTACAAAACCGGATGGTACTAGGTGTACTTTCAAGGCTGGTGAGAATGGATATTGCGGTAAACACCAAAAACAGGGTGAAAAGGTTAAACAGAGATTCCACGAGTCATTTAATGGTCACACCCATGGACCAGGGCTTAGAAATGTGGCTGGCTGTCCAGCATGTGAAAAATCTTTTTCGGGGAATAGGCTTATAGATTTGGACTCTATGTTATCTAATGAGTAAATCCGATATTCTGCTAACATCAATAAACAACTTTTACAGCGAAGAAGACAACCGATCCAAGTTACTGAATATACTAGACAAAACAGGTGGTATTTCATTGAGAAATCTTGAGTGGTTCATTACGAATTACGCTAAGAAGAACCATACATCCTATAAGACGAGTGATGGTAAGATATTTACTGTACACTACGCGTATAAATCCAGTTTGGATGGGTACTCTAAGAAACTCTTTGATCCATTTTGTAGATCTGAGAAGTTCCCTTACACAGTTCCCGGTACATCTCATGAAATTCATACGACCTTGGCACAATTGAACTTCATCAAATGGGTTATAAAAAATAAGATTTATGACTACATCAAGGATCACCGAAGCTCCTTGTTTAGTAAACAACAGGTTGTATGCGACCCTCTTCAAAAATAAACGTCTGATACCCCGTATAATACATGTGGAGAGCATATGTATTTGAAGCGGTGTTAACCTTGGTAGTATCCAAGTTTACTTCTATGTTTGTTTTATCGGACTGAATCCGACTAAAATCCAGGTTCCCCGATGGCTCCACATTAATCGGATTCATCGAGAAACTGTATGTATAGATATTCCTAAAAGGTCTCGCTAACCTCATTCTGTATGGGATGAGATATTTGTAATAGTTGTGATTAGTGTTTGTAACATTTGGTAGTCTCGTTCCATTTATGTAAAAGCTTGCATCCTTCATGATTGGATTGAAGAAGGTTAACTGATCATCAAAACTTACATTCGATGAGAAGTTGAAACGATTTTGACAAAAGTAAAGTTCTTCATCATTCGTGGGAAGATCAAATACCTGTGTTTGTCCCACGTTATTATTGAAGGTGGGAGAACCCACAACTAATCTTAAACCATCACTTGACATAGACATAGAACCACCACTTCCTGGTCCACCCATTTCACGGTGTAATCTATCCCACGCAGGTGTATTAGATACATTTACATAGTTGTATGCTCGTGTACGATTAGAGAGTGGAGTTCCAACTGCGACTCTAGTTCCCGTGTGAGGTTGTTGCCCAGATGTTATATTACTCGTTATAGCTACAGATGTACCAGCCTTTTCACCAGCTACGAGACCGTTGATATCTGGTCCTATTTGCCCCCACGCACTTAAACTTGTCGAGTAAAAGAATACACTAGCCTGTCCGGAATCCACACCACCACCGTCGTTTTTAGGAGCACCGCCGATGAGATAGTATCCATCTTTAGAAATATCCACCGAAGTTCCAAATTCATCACCAGCATTTAAACCATCAATATCAGATCCTCTTTGACTCCAAGAAGCACCACCATATATAAATGCCTTAACATGACCCTTACTCGCATCATGACCGGGTGCACCCGCGGCTACAACATAATCAGTTCCACCATTGGTCACTGGATTTGAAATGGCTAAGGCTGAACCAAGTAAATCCCCACCACCAACACCATCCATATTCCCACCCAATTGTTGCCAACCTGGTCCAATACTGTAATACCATACCTGTACACGACCTCTATTAGTAAAACCAATTTCACTGAATTCTGGTGCACCTACAGCTACACGAGTTCCATTTCCAGATAAAGAAACTGATGTTCCAAACTTTTCTCCGGTAGTTCCACCGTCTAAATCAGTTCCTAATTGAATCCAAGATCCGGCGTTGTATTGATATACACGAACATGTCCTTTATTTGAATCATGACCAGGTGCACCAACTGCTAACGCTGTTCCTGTTGTAGATAAAGAAACTGAGCTTCCAAACAGATCGTTAATGCCAGCACCAATAAGATCAGCACCCAATTGAGTCCATGTCCCTGATACTAGTTTAAACACCCTAACACGACCTTTATTATCGTTGGGGTTATCTATTACACCATCTTCGGGTGTAGTATCAACCTGTAATTCATACTTGGGTTCACCTATGGCTATAGTAGTACCATCGGGTGAAAGGGCTACTGAATATCCAGAATCGTCATTTGCGTTTGTACCTATGATGTTAGCACCAATTTGTTTGGGTTCTAGGGCTACACTCTCATTCTCGTTTTCAAATTTAGTGTTTCTTAAGAACCAATGAAAACATTTTACGGGAATGTTTGGAACTAAGTTTGTACGGATAATACTTTTACCAAGTTCACTTACAGTCGTTGGATGTTTACGAACTAGATCTGTGACAATAACTTGTCTTTGATGACTGAGATACTTTCTCTCTTCGGGACTCACTGTAATCTCTTCCGTAATAAGCTTAAATTCATCAAGACTGAGGGAGTCTAGTGTATCTGTAAAGAATGATTGTTTGTGAAACTCTAGAACAAACTCAATCTTTTGTTTGTGAATAGCACACGTGGGGAAATAAGGTCTATTTGGTTTATTTGTAGTGTATTCATCACTCGCATATTTACGAGCGAAGAAGAACTGCATAGGTATCATTAGGTCGGTTTCAAGTCTAGATACAGAATCCGTTGTAGTAGAATCATCAAAACCAATACTTCTGTTTACAAGAAATCTATTTGCTACTTTTTCAGACATTTCTAAATAAAGCTCGTCATAGATGATTCCCCAATCACTTTCAATTTTTTCCAATTCCGTATCATCTACAAACATCGCCACACTTTTGAGAATATGCCTACCCAACTGATCAGCATAGTTCCCATTTGTGACACGGGGCATTTTTATACTCAACCACATATTGCTAAGCAAGTCACCCATATTTTGGGGATTTAGTTGAACCTTTATAGTTTGCCCAAAAGGCCAATTGGGGATCTGTCCCGTATTGAATACATTCTTACTCCTGTGATATTTTCGGAAGTTGGAATGTCGTCTCGTAGTATTGGGGTTGAAGAACGACTCCGCTGGATCTTTGCAAAGTAAGTACGTGTCTTGCTTTCCAATAGCTTTAAGTGAAATTTTTGCGGCTTCACCCATACTTAACTATTGTCTACATATTTTTAATATCATCTTTCCACATTGTCATAGGAGAAGTAGACTTCATAATCTCCAGTTCTTTCTTTGCCTGATTGGATTGTGTCAGAAGCTCTCTGACACTCTCCTCGGTGTATTGAATCGTCTTAATATTTAGGAGGTAGTCCCAAGATCCATTGATTTGTGGGAACAGCGTGGATAGCTGATTCTCGAGTTCCTGCTTTTTGCGACGGAATACGATGATTTCACCGTTAATGACCATAGATACAAAGCGAGACTTGTAATCACACATCGTAGACTTTGCCTCTAGAACTTTGATCAGGTACTCCTTCCTCTTATTATAGTATTCACGGCGAAGAGTAATAAAGTCCATTAGAATCTCCTCGGGTGTCTCATATTTGTGGATACCTCGAGTTGGATGGAACAAATGCATATTTGAAGTTCGAAAAGTCTTTTGCAGTTTGAGATCCTTGATGATGTCTTTGCCATTGTAGTCTTGGATGAGAAAGTCCACATTCTCAGTCGTGCTGTTGTTTGTGAATCCACTAATGATTTTCTTTTCAACGAGAGAATCCAAATGTTCTTTGTAATCCTGTGTCCAGCGTCCCGGTGGGAGTTCGGTTACCTTAACCGTCCTTCCAATAGTACTCCATACACCTTGGGTCACCCACGAATCATCTTGTTCGAATACCGTTCCCTTGAAACCCTTAAACCATGGCTTCATTCGTTTGATAGGCTTACCATCTAGGAAGCTGAGAATGTTCTCACGAATGTCTTTTGGGTTAAATGGAGGTACATAACAGCTGAAACCTGTCCCAATACCTTCTGTACCATTTACGAGGGCCATAGGAATCGTAGGCATGTAGAAGTCAGGTTCGATGGAACGACCATCATCATCCAAGTAGGTAAGAATTGGATCATCCCGGGGATCAAAGATGTTCCTCGCCTCGGGTGTCAGTCTCGTGAAAATGTACCTCGTCTGAGATGCATCCTTACCGCCCATGAGCCTCGTGCCAAACTGACCACAAGGTTCAAGGAGATTGATATTGTTGGAGCCGGTATAGTCATTCGCCAATTTCACGATCGTCTCAGCGAGGGATACTTCACCGTGGTGATAGGCACTTTTCTCAGCCACAAAAGCAGCCAACTGTGCCACCTTCATCTCGGCAGTTAAATTTTTCTGGAAACACGAATACATAACCTTCCTTTGGGATGGTTTCAGACCGTCGCAGACATGTGCAATGGATCTTTTAAGATCAGCAAGACTAAAGTTCACAAGATCTTTGTGAACAAAATCTGAAATAGCCAGCTGTTTGATCTTTCCATAGGATACCTCAAGCTCTTTTGCTTCCTTTGCGGTATTTTCAAGAAGCCAAGACTTTCGGTCATCAGCCTTTTTCTTGTCAAAAGCCAAAGTAATAGACTTATCAGACATTACATCTGTGTCAAACTTGACGGTGAGATCTTCAATTTTTTTGAAGTACTCCCGAGCTTCAGCGGAGGTTGATGTACCAAGACCCTTGTAGTACTTGATTCGCCACCCGGGTTGCCCGTTTCCGTACCAGGATCTGAAGGTAGAGTCTGTGTAAAATGACTTGACCTGGTTACCACGACTAGCCTTAATGATTGGAGTAACCATAGAGACTACGAATCCCAAATTAAGGAGACTCGGCCAAAAGTAGTCAATCATATTGAGGATGAGCCCCTTGATGTGGGACCCATCATTATCCGCATCAGTCATAATCATGAGACGACCGTAGCGAAGTTCGGAAACATCTTTGTATTCTTTGCCTTGTTGCAAACCAAGAATCTTCTTCAAGTCATTGAATTCCTGGTTCGAAGTCAACTGCGCCACAGAGGCATCACGAACATTCTTGCATTTTCCCCTAAGAGGAAAGACTCCATAGTGATCTCTTCCCACCACAGAGAGTCCAGCGACTGCTAGAGTCTTCGCTGAGTCAC